CCTGGTCCCGAGCAAACTGACGAATACCCTCTGCCAGCTTCTCAGTCGCCATTGCATCCTCGTTGGACTCCCAACGGAACTGCGCTTCAGTCAAATGTACCCGCGCCTCTCCGGCATGGCCAGGCGACAACTTGCGCTCCAGCTTGCCTTCATCCGCCGCCAGCTTCTCCAACAGGTCCGGGCTGATCGTCAGGCGATCACACCCAGCCAACTCTTCGATCTGACTCAGGTTACGGAAGCTCGCCCCCATCACCACGGTCTTGTAGCCGTTGGCCTTGTAGTAGTTGTAGATGCGCGTCACCGACTGCACGCCAGGATCATCCGAGCCGGTGTAGTCGTTGCCATTGGCTTTCTTGTACCAATCGTAGATCCGGCCTACGAATGGCGAAATCAGGAACACACCCGCTTCCGCGCAAGCCACAGCCTGGGCAAACGAGAACAGCAGGGTCAGGTTGGTCTGGATGCCTTCTTTTTCCAGCTTCTCCGCCGCGCGGATGCCTTCCCAGGTGGAGGCGATCTTGATCAATACGCGGTCGCGGCCGACGCCGGCCTTGTCATACAGGTCGATCAGACGGTGCGCGCGCTTGAGTACGGCGTCAGTGTCGAACGACAGGCGGGCATCCACTTCGGTGGAAATACGGCCTGGTACAACTTTGAGAATCTCTTGACCCACCGCTACCGCAAACCGGTCGCTGGCCAGGCCGACATCACCGTTGCAGTCCTGCACACACTCATCCAGCAGCTTGGCATAGCCCGGAATCGACGCGGCCTTGAGCAGCAGGGAAGGGTTGGTGGTGGCGTCTTGTGGCTTGAGCTTGGCGAGGGTGGAAAAATCGCCGGTATCGGCTACGACGGTGGTGAACTGCTTGAGTTGTTCCAGCTTGGAAGTCATGGGCGTGCTCTGTCCTATGGGTCTGATGACATTACCCGAGCGCCGACAGGCGCTCAAGGGCGCAAATGCGTTCGATCGTTTGCGAGGGCAACAACCTGAAAACAGCCGTTTGAATGACGGGCCTTGCTGCTGAATAGGAGGCCAGAACGGCCCACAGGTTCAACCCAATTGCCCGATGACACTTGGATAACGCCTTCATGCCAACTGACGCCTTCCCTGGACACACTGCACCCAATGTGAGAGGGGGCTTGCCCCCGATGGCAGTGTGTCAGTTCATCAATAACCAACCGACGCCCTGCAAGCTATCCAATCAACGCCCTTCCAACAACGCCCCTGCCTGATCCAACAATGCCAACGGATCCGCAGCCTTATGAATATCCACCGACAACAACTGCCTGAATCTGCGCGCCCCAGGGAAACCGGTGCCCAATCCCAACACATGCCGCGTAATGTGATGCATCGCCCCACCCGCCGCCAAATGCTCAGCGATATAAGGCCGCAACTGCGCCAACGCCTCCGCCCGGCTGATCACTGGCGCTTCACTGCCAAACAACTGCTGATCCACCTCCGCCAGCAGATACGGATTGTGATAAGCCTCCCGGCCCAGCATCACCCCATCAAACGTCTGCAAATGTTCATGGCACTGCTCCAGCGTCTTGATGCCGCCGTTGAGAATAATCTCCAGCGCAGCGAAGTCCTGCTTCAACTGCGCCGCCACGTCATAGCGCAAGGGTGGAATGTCGCGGTTCTCCTTTGGCGACAACCCTTCCAGAATCGCAATCCGAGCATGCACCGTAAAACTGCTGCAGCCCGCGTCCTTCACCGTCCCGACAAAGTCACACAACTCGGCATAACTGTCCCGCCCATTGATCCCGATACGGTGCTTGACCGTCACCGGAATCGACACCGCATCGCGCATCGCCTTCACACAATCGGCCACCAAGGTCGGGTGAGCCATCAGGATCGCGCCGATCATATTGTTCTGCACCCGGTCGCTCGGGCAGCCGACATTCAGGTTCACTTCGTCGTAGCCAGCGGCCTCGGCCATACGCGCACAGGCGGCCAGGTCAGCGGGGACACTGCCGCCAAGCTGGAGCGCCAGAGGGTGCTCGGCTTCGTTATGGCGCAGGAAGCGGTCATGGTCGCCATGCAGGATTGCGCCGGTGGTGACCATCTCGGTGTAGAGCAGGGCGTGTTTGGAGAGCAGGCGCAGGAAGAACCGGCAGTGACGGTCGGTCCAGTCCATCATGGGTGCAACGCTAAAGCGCCGAGACAGTGCGGGGCTTGATTCTGCTGGGCTAAAGCTCTGTTTTTGAACCATTTTACTCAACGTGTTTTTCGGCAGGGTTTAGGGCGTTTTCAGGCCGTTTTAGGGCTCGTTGGTAAGATGTACCACCCAAAACTGACGCGTACCACTTTCGATGGCGACTATCAGGGCAAGAAAACTGGCGGATGGGACTGTGAGCTACACGGCTCAGGTCCGCATCCAGCGCGACGGAGTGCAAGTCTACCAAGAGAGCCAGACTTTCGCCTGAAAACAGGCCACCTAGGCCTGGACGCTTAATCGCGAGTCGGAGCTGGATGAGCCTGGTGTGATCGAGCGAGCGAATCGCAAGGGCACCGTGCTCAAAGACATGATCAATCGCCACCTGGTAGCGGTTGAGAAAGCCCGGCGACTGGGGAAGACCAAGTGCGACACTCAATGCTATCGGTGAGGCGTACCTAGGCGAGCTGACCGAGCACTACAAGCCGTTTGCCATGCGGTTGTTCAGCGAGTGTTCTGGCCTGATGGTGATCGCTCTGCCGCTGGTGCCAGGTGGCAAGTTCCGGGTGCTGGAGCGTCACCAATTCCGCGGCATGGACTTCGCGGCGCAGGCCAGCGTGATCAAAGCCGTCTGTGACCGCTACTGGGTGACGTATATCGGGATCGACGTAACCGGGCTGGGCAGCGGCGTGGCGCAGCTGGTACGCCAATTCTTCCCCAACGTCACCACCTTCAGCTACTCCCCCGAGGTGAAGACGCGCCTGGTGCTGAAGGCCTACGACGTGATCCACCGCGGCCGGCTGGAGTTCGATGCCGGCTGGACCGACATGGCGCAGTCATTGATGGCTATCCGCAAGACCATCACCGCAGGCGGTCGCCAGTTCACCTACACCGCCGGCCGCAACGACAACACCGGCCACGCCGACCTGGCGTGGGCGCTCTTTCACGCATTGCACAACGAACCGCTGGAGGGGCAGACCACTGCCAATACCGGTCGGATGGAGATTTTTTGATGTCGAACCGCCACAGAAATACCAAGCAAGTGGCCCAGGCTTCCACGGTTGCAGCGCAGGAGTTCATTCCGCGCAGTGATAGCAAGATGGAGGCGTTCAGCTTCGGCGATCCATCACCGGTGCTGAGTGGCCGGGAGGTTTTTGATTATCTGGAGTGCTGGTTTAACGGGCGGTGGTACGAGCCGCCGCTGTCTCTGGATGGCCTGGCACGTTCGGTGGGTTCCAGCGTGCATCTGCATTCGGGGCTGATGTTCAAGCGCAACCTGTTGAGCAAGACGTTTATCCCGCACCGGCTGCTGTCGCGCGCGGCGTTCGAGCAGTTCGCCCTGGACTTTCTGTGCCTGGGCAACGGCTATCTGGAAGGGCGACGCTCGATGCTCGGCCCGGTGCGCGAGTTGGTACCGCCGCTGGCGAAGTACATGCGCTCGGGCAAAGACGGGCGGCAGTTCATGGTCCAGGGCTGGAAGGAAGAGCACGAATTTGAACCGGGCACCGTTTTCCATCTGCGGGAAGCGGATCTGCACCAGGAGGTGTACGGCCTGCCTGAGTGGATCAGCGCCTTGCAGTCGGCGTTGCTGAATGAGTCGGCCACGCTGTTCCGCCGCAAGTATTACGAGAACGGCAGCCATGCCGGCTTCATCCTCTACATGACCGACGCCGCGCAGAACGAAGCGGATGTCGACTCCCTGCGCAAGGCGCTCAAAGATTCCAAGGGGCCGGGTAACTTCCGCAACCTGTTCGTGTACTCGCCGAACGGCAAAAAGGACGGGTTGCAGATCATTCCGGTCAGTGAAGTGACGGCCAAGGACGAATTCAACTCGATCAAAAACCAGACCCGCGACGACGTGCTGGCCAGCTTACGCATTCCGCCGCAGCTGATGGGCATTGTGCCGCAGAACGCGGGGGGGTTTGGGTCAATCAGGGAGGCGGCGCAGATCTATGCGGCCAATGAGCTGGAGCCGATTCAGGCGCGTATGGCGCAGGTGAATGACTGGCTAGGGGAGGAGGTCGTGCGGTTCAAACCCTATGAAATTCCCGTGGGGGCGTAAAAGTAAGAATGGGAAGTGGGCCGAACTCAATACTTTTTACCTTTTGGAGCATGTGGACGGGGTGTTTGCTACAGTTGGGTAGGCCAGTCCCATAATACTTTTGTGAGAATAATATGGATTTTTTTACTCCAGTTGTAGAAGAGGCAAAGCAGAATAAAAACTTCAAATCTGTACTGGCTGGATTTAGAGCTGCTGAGCGGGAACTTTTTACAGAATGGGCGAAAGGGTTTGAGGACAGGGATGGGAAGATCGTTAAGGAGTTTCAAACAACATTTAACTCTTCTTTTTGGGAGGTGTATTTGCATGCGTGCTTTCGAGAATATGGATTTTCTCAGGATTGGAAAAACGCAACTCCTGATTTTTGCCTATCCTCGAACGGATATGAATTTATAGTCGAAGCCACAACTGGGAATGCGGCCCAAGGAAAACCTAATGAGTGGGATAAGACTTATAGTCCTGAGGAATTAAAGTCTGTCCGTCGATTTAGAGACTTGAATAAAGAAGCAGTCATACGGCTGTCAAACGCGATTGTTGGAAAGGCGAGGAGGTACGATGAGTTTTATAAGACACTGAGCTATGTTCAAGGTAAGCCATTTGTTATAGCGGTGGCACCGTATGAGCAGCCTCATTTTAACTTGCAATATGACAGACCTATTAGGGCGTTGCTTTATGACTACTACGTTGACGAAGATGCATATCTAGATAATCCAGCGCTCTATCCCAACGGCCCTCCTGCTATAAACCTCGGTTATGTTGAAAAGGAAAATGGGTCTGAGGTTCCGCTGGGGATATTTGATAGTTCAGAAATGATAGATGTTAGTGCTGTAGTATTTAGTTGTGTCGCGACATGGGGCAAGCTTAGTGCAATGTCTACTAATAACGAAACTGTTACGCAGGTTATGTCCTTGTGGGCCACTCCTCCTCTTGGAGTCCCTGAGGAACGAGTAGGGCCACCTTCAGAATGTGGTGAGACAATATTGGATGGTCTTCAAGTTTTTCATAATCCAAACGCGAAATTTCCGTTGTCACCTGAGGTTTTTAGAAACGATAGAGTGGTGCAGCATTATTTTGACGAAAATTCTGGCGAATGGATCTATGAAGGTAGGCTGAATTCACTCCATTATCGTCAAGTATATGCAAGGGGTAAACGCCCTCCGAAGAATTCATAGTTGAGTTATACCTCTTGTTATATATGTAGTGGCTCTATTAGAAGTTTCATTTAATTTTTGCTATTGCCTACCGAGTTAGCGACTTTGAACCATTCAAAGGCCTCGGCCGGCTCGCCCTGGTGCAACACCATCTGCTCGGCACGCTCTTTAGGCGTTGCCGGGTCCAGCCATTCGCGGGCAAGATCCGGCGTCAGTACCACGGGCCTTCGGTCGTGAATGTCCACCATGCCGCCGGCACTGTCGGCGGTGATGATCACAAAGCCGTCATGTTCGCCTGGGCCTTCATCTGCGTCTGGTAATTGGCCGATGGCCGCGCACAAGATCG